AATATTAAACGGAGATTAATTATCTTTCATACCTGCCATTGAGTCCAAGTATATAAGGGTACCAAGATACCCAGAGCATATCCTCTCATTAGGTACCCATTGACCAAGTCAATTGAGACTCCAGTACACCGATTCAATACAAGAGTTGAGAGACCCCGATACCAAAACGACTATCAAAATGCCTCAACCAAGTCGTTTTAAGATAAATGCCAAAAATTATTTCCTTACTTATCCAGACTGCTCTCTCGCCAAAGAAGAAACCCTTGAAAAAATAAAAGCCCTAGATACACCAACAAACAAAAAATACATCAAAATCTGTCGAGAACTACACCAAAATGGGAACCCTCATCTCCACGTGCTTATCCAGTTCGAGGGAAAATACCAGTGCAAGAATCAGCGATTCTTCGACTTGGTATCCCCAACCAGGTCAACACATTTCCATCCAAACATTCAGGGAGCTAAATCAAGTTCCGACGTCAAGTCCTACATCAACAAGGACGGAGACACCCTCGAATGGGGAGAGTTTCAGATCGATGGAAGATCTGCAAGAGGGGGGCAACAATCAGCCAATGACGCTTACGCCCAGGCACTTAACACTGGAAGTAAGTCGGAGGCTCTTAATGTGATTAGGGAGTTAGCTCCTAAAGATTTTGTTTTACAATTTCATAATTTAAATGCCAATTTAGATAGAATTTTTGCACCTCCATTGGAGGTATTTATTTCTCCTTTTTCTTCTTCTTCATTCGATCAAGTTCCAAAAGAACTTGAAGAGTGGACTGCTGAGAATGTAGTTAGTGCCGCTGCGCGGCCATGGCGGCCAAAGAGTATTGTGATAGAGGGAGAGAGTAGAACAGGGAAGACAATGTGGGCCAGATGTTTAGGCCCACACAACTATTTATGTGGACACTTGGATCTAAGTCCAAAGGTCTACAGTAATGATGCTTGGTACAACGTCATCGATGACGTCGATCCCCACTACCTAAAGCATTTTAAAGAGTTCATGGGAGCCCAAAGGGACTGGCAAAGCAACACAAAGTACGGGAAACCAATTCAAATTAAAGGAGGAATTCCCACTATCTTCCTCTGCAATCCTGGTCCCAACTCCAGCTATAAAGAATATCTGGACGAGGATAGGAATGCTGCATTAAAGGCGTGGACTCTAAAGAATGCAGAATTCTTCACCCTCACGGGGCCACTCTACTCTGGTACCAATCAAAGTCCAACACCGCATAGCGAAGAAGAAATCAATTCGCAGGAGGAGAATTGATCTCAACTGCGGCTGCAGCTATTACATATCCATCAACTGCCACAACGATGGATTCACGCACAGGGGAACCCATCACTGCAGCTCAAGCCGAGAATGGCGCGTATATCTGGACGGTACCAAATCCCCTATATTTCAAGATAATGCATCACCACAGCAGACCCTTCAACACGAACCACGACATAATACATGTACAAATCCGATTCAATCACAACCTGAGGAAAGCATTGGGGATACATCAGTGTTTTCTGAACTTCCAGATCTGGACTCATTTACATCCTCAGACATCGCGTTTCTTAAGAGTCTTTAGTAGTCAATGTATTAAGTATTTAGAGAAGTTGGGTATTGTAACAATAAATAATGTAATTCGAGCTGTTACTCATGTATTAAACAATGTATTAATCGGAACAATTGATGTACAGGAAACAAATATATTAAAATTCAATCTTTATTAATTTTGTATCGAATCATAGAAATAGATCCGAATTTTCAGAGTCGCATACACTGGATTAGAGGCATGAGTACATGCCATATACAACAACAAAGCATTCTCAGTATGGTTATCATACTTAGCAGCTTCCTGATGATTGTAAGTGACATGGTTGTTAATCCTCATGAACTTCCTAACTAGAGCCTGCTCCTTGCATGCATATTGACCACCTGTCACCGTAGCTTGAAAACGGCGAAGAACTTGAAACCTATCTCTGTTGTCATTCTTAACAGTAGCGGTACTAGGCTCGTTATCATACATGTTAAAAACCTGACCAAAATCTTGGGGAGTACCAAACGGTCTTCTATCCCGGACTAAATAGAACATGACGGTATTAGTGTGATTTTTAGTCTTGATGTTTTCATCCATCCAGATCTTACCCAAAACATAAACGGACTTAACACAAAACCTCTTACCAGTCCTATGGGTAAGCCCATTACCACGGGTGACATCGGAAACACAAAGGACCTTACCTACATGGGCTATATCATGACGCTGTTCATAAGACTGGACTTTACATGGGCCTTCACATCCACGAGGGACATTAGGGCTTTGATACATTCTGTACATTCTGGGCTTCCTGTACATGGGCCGGTTGACCCATGTTCTCCTTTTGTTTGTGACGAGGACAGTGGGGGCAGCAGCACGGTTGTTGTAAGGGCTGTCGAAGTTGAGACGGCGTCGTACCTTCGAAGCGGGTGTGGAAATGACAATATCTGCTGGTCGCTTCGACATAATTCCTTGCACGTAAGACAGATATTAAATCTCGGATAAGATCGTAGCCGAGTGTATCAGGTGAATACGTAGATTCTACCAACTGCAAGTATTTTACAGCGAGCATACACCTAAAACCATGAACGGTATCAGGGAACTCGTTCACAAGTGGATCCCACATTTTTGAAGCAAAACTTACGGACCAAGTTTTAAATAGGGGTACGCGCGATAACTAAGCGATGAACGTGCGATTTTATTCGTCGAGGGCCCACCACTAAAATTTTTCGCGGCCATCCGGT